ATTCTGTCGTGAATTCTGATTCAAGTAGAGGAAGTACAGAAAATGGTGGTACGGGCGGTGGTAAATTTAAAAAATTAACAAGAAAAAAGAGAAAAAAGAAAACAAAGAAAACAAAAAGAAAAATTTCTCGAAAAAAGACGAAAAAGAAAACTAAAAGGAAAAATTCTCGAAAAAAGACGAAAAAGAAAACTAAAAGAAAAACCAAAAAGAAAAATAAATCTAAAAGATCAAGAAGATCCCTCCGATAGTTAATAAAATACCCATTATTTTTTTGAAATCTAATTTTTCAGTTTTAAAGAAATAAACACTTACAATAAATAATATCAAAGTGTTTAGATTAGTCAATGCTCTGGCAGTTCCGGGGTTTTTTGATTTTTGTATTGACATAACTTCACAAGGAGTTATTATTATAACAGAAGCAGCAGCAACTAACACATATTTCCATATATCTTGTGTTTCTATCATTCTAATTTTTTCTTTCATATGAAATTTACGATAACAACTATATCCAGCTATAATTATTCCACAAAGAACATAATAATAAAGTAAATGTTCACTAGGTGAATATTTTTTAGCATATTTTCTCGTAAAAAGATCTCTTGAAGCAATGAGTACCGCGGCAATAAGACCATAAATTATCCATGAATCCATAATATTTTCTATATATTTATATAGAAAAATAAATGGAATGGGATGATATGGATTGTGAATCTAAATTAAAAGAAATGACAGACTCTAGAGATAGATTACAAGAGGTTTTAAAAGAGAATATCGAATATATAAATAGAATTTCTCCAAGAAAACAAAAAAAAACAGTTAAATCTGGTTCAAAGAAAAAGAAAAAGAAAAAGAAAAAAAAGAAAGTAGTTCAAGGGGGTGGATTTTTACCTTGTTTACCATGTTTATCTCCATTAGTGACCGGAGCGGGTGTTTTGGGTGCTGGAGCAAGTGCTGTAGCAGCGGGTAAATATTATTCTTCTTCTAGTTCATCGAGTAGTTCATCTAAAATGGTTAATGGGAATATTATAAGAAATGATGAATATATCATGTCAAGTAGTTTAAATGGTAAAAAGAAAAAAGATAAATTTAAAATTAAACAAAAAAATAAAAAAGTCACTTATAAAAAAGGAAAAGAAAAAATGAAAACTAGAAATTTTAGAACAATTAAAGCAGCAGAAAAATTTTATAATAAATTAAAAGGTCAATGTAAGAAAAAGAAATATAAAAAATGTTAATAATTTAATATATTTAAAGAAACTATATTAATATATTTCAAATATGTCAAATGATGAATTATTGTTAAACTCACTTAAAAACTTTTATAATGATGATAAAAATTCCAATGATTTATTATCTATTTTGAAAGATAATAAAAAAATTTCATTAAGATCAATAGATTGGTTTATAACAAATTATTCCAAAAAAAATAAAATTTATTACAATATCTATAAAGATAAAGATAATAATTTAACACTAGATGAATCAGGTAAATTATATTCAAATATAAATGTATTTCAATCATATAAATCACAACTTAAAGCATATTCAAAAAAAAAATTTGATCCTTTTTGTAGAAGAAATAGAATTGAATTTCAGTGTAAAGATGAAATTGTTGAAACAACAATAGGACAATTAAATTTTTTCAAATGGGCAATCAATAATAAAATTATTGATTACATTTTTAATCATAAAAAAGATATTGAAACGGATATGAACAATTGTCTTAAAAATATTAAAAAATCATCACATAAAAAGAAAGGGGAAAGAAAATTAAGACAAGAATTATCATTATCAGCAACTAGGGGTCTTTCAAGGACAAATATTTATATTAAATTAGATTTTGATTAATACTTAAAAAAATAAAATAAGATATTAATATAAATACTATGCAGATTTTTGTTAAAACACTAACAGGTAAAACGATGACACTTGAAGTAGAAGGTTCCGATTCCATTGAAAATGTTAAAGCAAAAATTCAAGATAAAGAGGGAATTCCACCCGACCAACAACGTCTTATCTTTGCTGGAAAACAACTTGAAGATGGGCGAACTCTACAAGATTATAATATTCAAAAGGAGAGTACTCTCCATCTTGTTTTAAGACTGAGATAAAAAATTATTAATAATTTAATTTTAATTTTATTATAGGTTCATAATTTATTTAATTCTTACGAACCTTTCGTACCTTCTTTGGTTGCTTAACTTCTTCTTCTTCTGATTCACCTGATTCTTCTTTTTCTTCTACCTTCTCTTCTTCTTCATCTGAGGATTCTACAAAGTTTTCGTCAATCCTTTCAATTTGTTCTTCGTCATCAGAATCATCAAATACACAATCGTCAAAACTTTCACTTACCTTTACCTTCATCTGTAATGCCTTCCAAGTACACCCAAACTTACCATTCGCACACCAGATACCATTACACCTAATTAGGAGTTTCACCTTTGAACCCTTCTTTAGTAGATTATTCATATCTACATATTCTTCATCGTCCTTATTATTAACATTTACTTCCTTCTTACCATCAGTAAACACCTTACATGTTACTTGCCCATCTCGCTTAATGACTTTAAAATTGAATGATGGCGGATACTTACCTGTTGGTTCCCCAGTTTCTGGATCAAGATCTTCCCTAATTTGAGGATTATAGAGTGCCTCAACTGCTTCCATTGAAAGATGCTTTTTCTTAAACCAGTCGACACTGTTTTCAACTGCTTGATTCTTAATAATTTCATCCATATTCTTAAGACAATCAATTAGACCTTGATTTTCTTTTGTCTTTTGAATATTACACTTTACTTGCCACTTACCATTATCATCTCCATTATCTGCCCAGAAATTACTATCAAATGGTAATTCAAGTTCGGGGGTGGTTAGATGAATTGGTTTTCCAATGTAGTTAAGGTACATTACATTTGCTCCATTATCAAGTTTCTTGAACTTTGTAAATTCTATCTTTTTGGCATCAAACTCATGAGGCTTCATTGGCTTGAAAGACATATTTCTTTGTCTGATTTACTTTGCTTTACTTTGCTTTTACTTTACTTTGCTTTACTTTTGCTTTACTTTACTTTTTACTTTTTTCTCTTATTTATCTTATACTAATACAATATTATTAACTATCAAATTTTTAAGTATTTTTAGGCAAATGAATTTAAAAATTTTAAATGAATTTAATATAAATGGAAAAATGTAAATTTATTGGCGGAGAAAATTTAACAAAATGTAAGCACAATTCAAAATATGGGAACTATTGTTACAAACACAGGAAATATCATTTACTTGATGATAATGAAAATATTATTATAGATAATTTTACAAATCAACAAAAAGATTATCTTATTGCTGATATTTTAATATTTTGTATGAAAAATAAGATTAATATTGATTCAGATAAAAATGAAAAAAAAGAATTTTATTTCGAAAAAATGAAAAATTATATTAATTGTTATCAAAAATATAATGAAGATCTTTCAACTATAATAAACTTACAAAAAAACATAAAGATTATACTTAATCAAAATAAACACAAAAATTGTAATAATGAAGAAGATTTTTATTCTTTTGATAAATTATCTGAAATAGAAAACAAATATTTATATTGTTATAGAGATCATAATAATTTAAAATGGGGATTTGATATAAGATCTTTAATTAAATTATTAACAATAAATAAACTTAATCCTTATACTACCGAAGAAATTCCAGATAATATTATTAAAGATATACTACTTAAAATTGAAATTTTAAAACAAGATAAAAATTTTGAAAATATAGTGGATTTAAATGAAGAAAAAAAGAAATCTTTGAAACAAAAAACAGTTGACTTATTTTCAGATATAGAAATGAATGGTTATTCTTGTCAAATAGATTGGTTTTTAAAACTAAATTTAAGTAAATGTAAAGAATTATTTAAGCAGTTGGAAGATCTATGGAATTATCGTTTAAGAGATAGTATTGATATCAAAAGAGTATTATCTCCACCGGATGGTCGGTTATTTACAACACCCGTGATAGATGTAGTTAGATATGAAAATAAAGAAGATATTCAAGATTTAATTATAAATGATATATATAAATTTAAAAATATTCAAAATTTATCTGATAGAAAATTAGGATATATGTATTTTATAATATCTTTATCAACAGTATCTTTATCTTGTACAATTGCTCACCAAGATTGGTTGGCTTATGTATAAAACTACTTAAAAATAACACATCATATCATAGTATAATAGTGCGGTTGATTGATATAAAAAAAATAATTTAATAAGATATAATATGGTTGCTAAGAATAAGAACAAGAACTCTGGAAAGAAGTCGAAGGTTGCTGTCAAGGAAGTTCCGGTTGAGGCACCGGTTGAGGCACCGGTTGAGGCACCGGTTGAGGCACCGGTTGAGGCACCGGTTGATGTTTCGGGCGAAACATCCGAGTTTGACCTAATTTTAACTGATTTCTCGGAACTCGCCAAGATGGCTGATGAATTCCTTCAAATGGCGCGAGCATTCAAGACTCGTGTAACTAAGCTCGAAAAGACTGTTACCAAGCATTCTAAGAATCTAGAAAAGAAAAGTCGTGGGAAGAAGCGTCGTGTAAATAATCCGGATGCTCCTCCAAGTGGTTTTGCTAAGCCTGGTCCTGTATCCGATGAACTCCGTAAGTTCCTCAGTCTTGGTAAGGATGATCTTATTGCCCGAACTGAGGTCACGAAGGCGATCAACGCCTACTGTAAGGAACACTCTCTTCAGGATGAAAGTGACAAGCGTAAGATCTTACCCGATAGTTCTCTCAAGAAACTTCTTAAGATTAAGAAGGGTGATGAACTAACCTTCTTTAATCTTCAGACATACCTTAAGGTTCATTTCCCGAACAAGGAGGGTGTTTACCCTACGGCATAAAAATTGATAATCCAACAGCAGACATTCTAAAAGTTTTATTATAAAATTTATTACTCTCTAATTCTATATTTTTAGTATATTTATTATCTGTAAAAAATTTAATAAACTCTTTATCATTCTTTAAGTAGAATATATTTTTTTCTTTGAATCTTAATTTTAAAAAATTATTAAGATTATCAAATAATTCACTAACACAAACATGATATGCTAATGTATTTGTAGTATTATTTATATCATAATTTGGATTTTTCATTAAGAAATTTTGAATTTTCGAAGATTGAATTAAAGAAAATATTTTTTCATTTTCAAGTAAAAAACAGAAATATGTATAAGGATTAAAATTAGAATTATGAAATTTATTTATTAAAGAAATAAAATAACAATTAAGTATTCTCGCCCATATTTCAGTATATGTTTCATTTATTGTCATTTTTGAAACATTACAATTAAATTTAGTATTATAATGATTAATGAGTTGTATTGTATCATTTAATTCTGAAAATTTTAAAGAATGAATACATTCGTGAAAAATTACTTTTATACATTCTTCAAGTCTCCAGACATAAATAGTACTCGAATCATTTGTTGTTGAAGACATACCACTATTTATTTCATTTCGAGTAAATTGATTATTAAACATTTTTTTATCTGGTAAAAATACTAGATTACATTCAAATTCAAGATCATGATTTGAAAATGATAAAATAAAAGAAATAGCATAAACCAAAAAATTTAAAGATTTTTGTGATAAATTTTTATTTTTACGAAATATACATAAAGAACAATCAATTTTGTAATCAGAATAAACTGACCATTTAACAATTTGTTTTTTATTATAAGATTTAATTTTCTGATTTAATTCTTGAGATACAAATGTATTTATAGTTGGAAAATTACAAATTTCGTTATTTTCAATGACAGGTTCATCATAATTAAAATCATGTTTTTCAAGTAAATTAAATAGTTTATGAATATAATATTCATCTTTATGATTTTTTTCAATAAATTTATCAAGTTCTTTAAGTAATAATAATGAATCTTTTTCAAACATTCTATAATTTAAGATAGATTATAATTTAAGATATGAATTAAACATTAAATAAATCTTCTATTAGTTTTTTATTTTTTTCACAAATTTTGTTTTTATTTAAATCAACATTGAATTTGATAATAAGATTCCCCCTTTGACCATTTTCCTTAAGTCCAATAAATGGATAAACTATTTTCTTATCTAAATCATTTTTGAAAATAATTTCTTTATTTAGTAATAAAATTTTATGTGTATCTCCAAAATAATATTGATATAAATTTAAGTTTATCGTATATAGTAAATTATTATTATTCTTTTTAAAATCATTTAATTCACCTATTATATTTATTGTAAATTTATAGATATCATTGTTTATTATTACTTTATAATTGTATTTTGTAACACACAAATAATAGATCTTTCCTGAATTTAATATTAATAAGTGTTTTGTGTTTTGAAAATAAATATCCTCAAATTTAAGAAATAAATTAATTGAATAATTTTCTCTAAGATTTGATATATCAATATATCTATAATTATAGATATTAAGTAATTGAGTATTCGGTTTTATATTTGAAAGATTAAATATTTTAGATTTTATATTGTTTGGTAAAGATTTAAACAATAATTTAAGAAATTTTATTTCTGTCATATTCATGATTTTATTATAATAACTATGTAACAATTCATATTCTTCTTCTCGAAAATTAAAAATTTCTAAATCTAAGTTATATTTAATTTTAATATCATAAATAAATCTTTTTTTAGGATTAGATAATGTTGTATATGCTTCAGACAATAATTTAAATTTTTCTTCTAAATCAATATTTTTAGTTTTATCTGGATGATATTTTTTTGCTAATTTATAATAATGTTTTTTTATTTCTTTTGTCGAAGATTCAAAATCTACATCTAATATTTGATAATAATTCATAATTTATTTATTAGATATAATTTTATATGTATTTCCCCAAAAAAAAAATATTAATTAATGTATAAATATAAATGGGAGGTTTAGATAGTGTTAATAGCTTAATTAGTTCTAATAAGAGAAATGTTGAAATTGTTCTTATGGGTTTAATTCTTGTATCTTTGATGCCTGATAATATTATGGGTTTTAACCTTAAGGCACAACTTCGTCCAGTAGTAGATCCGGTGTTAGGAATTATGAGACATGGAGTCGTCCAAGTTGTTATTTTCCTTTTACTTGTTTATTCTTGCTGCTTCAAGGTTGATATGAATATGTTCTTACTCCTAGCTGTTTTCCTTTTATGCTGCAAGTAAATTAAAAATATTGATTAATAATGATTCAATTACTAAAATAGATCTGTAAGATTTAGTATATTGGTATTGATTATTTGAAAAAATATATATGATTTTATACTTTATTTTATCTCTTATTGTATTTTTTGAAAGTAATACTGATAAAAATACACAATAAAAATAATTTATTTTTAAGTATTTCAATATATTATAAGATATTTCTTTTAATTTATTTAATATTTCTTTATTAAATTTACCATTATTATAAATAGTTAAAATATCATATGATATTTTATGATAAGGTGTTTCATAATTATTATCATATATTTCTTTACATTTAGATAATATCTCTATTTCTTTTTTATTATTTATTTCATATATTTTATCATATAAATTAGTATCAATTTCTTTATAAGATATTATTTTATGTAAAATTTTTCTTTTCTCTTTATTATTAATACATGGTATTCGAATACTTACACATCTACTTTTTAATGGTTCTATAATACTATTATAATCATTTGTAATTATGATAAATACAGTTGTTATTCTATATTTCTCAAATATTACACGAAATATATTTTGAATTTTAGTACATATTTTGAAATTGTCAAAGATTATTATTTTATTTGAATATTCATTATAATAATTTTTATTATTAACAATGTTTTTTATTATCTCAAGAAATGAATCTAAATTTTTATTATTTATATTTTTCATATTAAATTCATAATACAAACTTGTTATGATATATCCAATATCATTCTTTATTAATAATTTTTTATTTACTATGTTGTATAAGTCATCTAATTTTGAAATTAAATATTCTTTTTTATCATTTACTGTATGGTGACCATATAAGATAATATTAGGTATATCTTTTGATTTCAAGATATTATCTATAATTTTTTCATGAAACATGAGGTATTATATTTATTATATTTTGTAAATATTTATAAATGAATTTAAAATATATCTATCCTAAGAAAATAAATATTAAAAATTTTAAGATACTTGAAAATTATAATTCTTACAAAATTAAATATTACGATAACACAGTAGATTTATACGGAATATTAATCGAGATGAATAATTTTAAAATAATTAAAAATCTGGACAATTATGAAATACAATTTAAATATCCAGATAAAATAAAATTTTATGATGATCTTTTATCATCTAATATACCTAATTACAAACAAATTTTAAAAAATTCATCAATAATAATTAAATCTAATAAAATTAAAGATATAAATAAAGAAACTATTTATATTAATATAGGATATGTGAAAAAAACTGGATTTTTTAATATACCTATCATTAATATATTATAATGGATGATAATAATTATTTAAGAATGATTGCTAATCCTTATTTACTCAAGAAAAATAAAATAAAAATCGTTAATAAAGAAAATGAAATCGATAAAATTTTATACAATTATTTAAGTAAAAAATATCCAAAAATATATTTTAAAGATCATATGTATCAAAAAATAATTGATAATATAGATGATAATATTAGAGAAATAATTGCCAAAAAAGTTGTTGATGATATTTTTAATAAATTTGATTTAAATACTATTTAATTTGTGGAAACATTTAATATGCATATCAATGATCTATTAAAACTTAAATTACAAGAAGACTTATATAATGAGTTAATGATTCATTATAATAAATCTAAATTCAAAAATAAAAAATTATATAAAAAACTCTGTTTGATTAAAATTAAAGAAAAAACAAATCATTTATCATTCTTTGAAAAAAATAAAAAAAATATTCCTGATAATAAAAGATGCTGTTCTAGAATATGGGATAATCATAAGGGATCAAGATGTTATTATCTTAAAAAAAACAATGAAGATTATTGTCAACATCATCTAAATATGATTCAAAAAAATGGGAAATTAATCTTTAATAGATATGATGAAGATAAACCTATTTATAATGAAAAAAATAATAGAATACCATGGATTGAAAAATCAGAAATAGAAACATTAAATGATATTATCCAAAAACAGTGGAATATTGTTAATAAGATAATTAAATTTAATTTAAAAAAACAAAGACAAATCACACCATAATTCTAAAGTTGAATCTTTTGTTAATAATATATCATATATTGAAGACTTATCTATATCACTTTCTGAACATATATATAATGAAACTAAAAAAGGTGATATACTTTTTCCATTATAACAAACTATTAAGATATTATATTTATCTATATTATCTTTTATTAATGAAATAATTTTTTCTTTATTTTCTCTTATCAAAAAGATATCACTATTTGATTCTCTAACAGGTGAAAATGGTAATCTTATTTTTCTAATATCTTTATTATCTGGAAAATCAAACATTTGAGTACAATTCAAAATAATATTGATATTATTATCATCTATAAATTTTTTATTTTTTAAAATATCTGTATCCCCTATCCATAAACCAGATAATAATTCACAATAAAACATTATATTTTAATAGAGTTTAAATTTATAAATTTTTTAACTAATAAATTTGATTTTAATTTAAAAATATATTAATATATTACTTATAAAACATTGACTATTTAATTTCGAGATGAATTTTGATGAACTTTATCAATCTTTGGAAGATTCATCAGAAAAAAAAATTGAAAAAAAAGTTGATTGTTGTTCCGATATTAAAAATTATCAATATATAAATGAAACAATATCTTGTAAATTATGTAATAAATTAATAAATAATATTATTGATTCACCAGAATGGAGATTTTATGGTTCAAGTGATAGTAAAAATACGAATCCTACTAGATGTGGTATGCCAGTAAATATGTTATTACCAGATTCATCTGTTGGAACTAGTATAAATTCTAAAGATAAAAATAGTAAAGTCGGATTATATCAACAGTGGAATAGTATGCCATATAAAGAAAGAAGTAAATATAAAGTATTTAATGAAATATCAAATGTTTGTAAAAGTAATAATTTACCGACTATTATAAGTGATACGGCAGCTTCACTTTATTCAATTATATCCGATACTAAAATTTCAAGAGGTAATAATAGAAAAGGTATAATTGCTGCTTGTGTATTTAATGCTTGTAAAGAATGTTATGTTCCAAGAAGTGTTAAAGAATTAGCAGATATGTTTAAAATTACACCAAAAGTTCTTACAAAGGGATGTAAAAATTATACCGAAATTATAAGAATAAATAAGATTAATATTGATAGAATACAAAATACGAGAAGTATAAATATCTCTGATTTTATTGAAAGATTTTCATATAACTTGAATTTTAATGAAAATGATATTAAAAAAATATCTATTATTTCAGATTTATGTTCACAAAATGATTTAGTATATGATAATACACCACCAGCAATGGCATCCGGTTGTATTTATTTATTTGTTAAATTAAATAAATTAACCATTAGTAAAAAAGATATTTCAGATAAATGTTTTATTTCTGAAGTAACTATTAATAAATGTTATAAAAAACTTGAATCAAATCAAAAATTTATAGATCAAGTTTTAAAAAAGATAAGTTTTGACTAAATAAAAAACAATACCAATTAAAAGAGCTTTAACTAAAACAGCCTGCATATTAATTGCTCCTGTTTCTGTTACAAATAATCCAGGTTGCATTCTAAATAGATTATCAACTTGTTCTAAATTTAAAATAACAGAAAGTAAGATTACTAATAAAATACTCTTTGATTCTTTTTTTATGTTTTCAATGATATCATCCGATGTATTGATATCAACATTTTCTTTTTCTGAATCTAAATTTTTTCTCGATAGTTGTTGCTGCTGATGCATTAACATCTGTTGTTGTTGTTGCATTGCCATTTGTCTTTGCATCTGAATTTGTTTAATTTGTTCCGGAGTAAGTCCTTCAGGAGGACTATTCATTTGTTGAGGCATCTGTTGTTGAGGCATCTGTTGTTGAAGCATCTGTTGAGGATTTCTTTCTTGTGGTTTATCATTATTTAAATCATTTAAAATACTCTCAACTAAACGAGAATCTTCATCATTTACTTTACTATTCAAATTTTGAATTGAAGTTTCCTGCGACATTATTTATATAATCTTAATAATATTATTTATTAAGATTAAACGTAATTAATTATTTATATCAATTGTATGAAAATCATTACAAGACTTGAGTAATATTTTTACAAATAAATATCCCAATAATATTGAAAATAATGTTTTTAAAAGATCATTCATTATATTATCTATAAATAAATTAATATTTTAATTATTTGTATTTTACAACAAATCTTGGTTCTTCGCTATTAAAATAACGAATGGCGACAAAAAAACACATTGTCAAAAATAAAACATCAAAGTTAATATATTCGTCTAGTTTCATATTATTAATAATAAAAAAAATCCGCATTTGTGGGCAAAGGTATATCCGTTTTTAAAAATCTTGTTTTATCTATAAATTCATTTTTTGTATAACCAAATGGTTGTATATTTCTTTTTGTTTTTAATAAATCATTATACATTTTATTATAATCTTTTGGACATAATATATTTAAATTTTGATAATCATCTTCATATGATACATAATTAGTATATCCATCTACTTTTGATAAAATTATAAATATTAATAATGATAAAAATAATACTAGTTTATTCATATACTTTAATTTATATAAGATTATTTAATAAATATTTGATCTATTTCAGATATTTGATTTAATTTAGATAAAGAAATTTCTTTTTCTGTTCCAATAATTTTCTTTGTCGGTTTTTCAGGTTCAACATATTCTTTTGTTTCAAATTTCTTTTTTTCAATGAATAATTTATTCACATTACATTGTGTTTTGATATATATATCATAATTAGATCTTATTGGAATATTGAACTTAACTGGTAAAGTTAAATAACCTATCGCGTTATAAACTAATGGTAATCTTAAATTTCTTTTACCACTACTAAAATTATCTTTATACAATAAAAATAAATGTTGTATTTGTATTTTAATACTTTGTCCCCTTGTATTTGCTTCTTCAAAAATAACAGACCAGACTAACCAAATTAAATCTCTACAATATTTTTTGTGAATATTTTTAATTGGTCTTTCTTCAATTTCAAAAGAAATTTTCTTTTTTTTATTTATTTTTTCCCATTGAACTAACCAAATAATCCAATAAATACAATTATCATATCCCCCATGTTTATTTTTAAGATTAAAAAAAAATTCATTCATAATTACTCTTAATTCTTCGGGATCTGTAAATTTTATAATATGACTAGGTAATAACTGCATTGTAGCATTCATCTTTTTTTTCATAGAATGTAAAGAAAAATCTATATCTTCTTTTAATTTAGGATATTTGTCGTATCTTTTATTTTTAGAAGATGTTGTCAATGTAATCACTATATCAGTAAAAGAATTTCTAATAGATTGTGTATTTCTTAAATGAATAAATTGTCTTTTATCTTTTTTGTTTAAATGATCAATAGATTTCATAAATGAACTATATCTATCCCATAAAAATGAAGGCAAATAAGGATTATTTATATGAATTACTTTTCCACCAAATACAATTAATTTATCTAATAATTCAAATATATATCCTGAAACTAAACATTCGGTTAACCAAAAACATGAATTTTCAACTTTCCCACTTTCAATACTTTTTAATAAAGCAGAAATAACATCTCTTTTTTTATATCCACAAAATGTTTGATCTTTGAAACATTCTGGGGGTCGAGGATCAATTATAAGATATTTAGAATCCATATAATTAATTATAAACAAAATAAAAATAAAAATTGAATTTATTATTTATTCATTAAATTCCATTTCTTGTTCTTCATCATAATCATCTAAAAATTCTTCATTATCTTCATTTAATTCATTTTCATTAAAATATCCTTCTTCTTTTTCTTCATTATCTGGCACCAAATTTGGTATATTAACATTATCAATATCTACATCATCATATGTTTCCAATATTCCAATATATATTTCTTTTATTTTTTGATTTCTTTCTTCATCTGTACTCTTAGAATATTCTTCACTATTAATATACTCTAAATGTGAATCGGAAGCTTCTTTGTGCCAATTTGATTGCCCCGTTTCTTGTTTATATTTCATTAATAATCTTTCTTCAGGTGTAGCATTATGTATTTTTTCAATTCTTTCTTGTTTTTCTTTTTCATTTTGTTTAGAAAGTTTTCTTTGAAATGTTAATTTATTTTTATTCATATAAATCCAATTGGGATCATAATTAGACATTAATAAATGTGTTAATAAATCCATCAAAAATAATGAACATACTTTAATATTTTCATCAATTAATTCTTCTACTCTTCCTTCTAATAATCTGTATAAAGGCATAGCATCATTTACAACTTCACCTTGATTTAACATTAATCCTTCAATATAATCAACAATTGTAGATAATATTTTAATAAAATGATATTTACAATAAATTTTTGAATATTTATCAGTGTAATAACTTTTATTATTTGCTTTTAATAATTCTAAATTTTCAAAATATTTAGATAAATAAGAATACATATTTTTAAAATAAGCATGATAATTTGATGTAATTGATGAATAATAATTAAAACCTAAATAACTATCATTTCTAGGTTGTATTAATATACGATTGTGTAATAACAATGATGGTTTAAAATTATCCATTTCTTCTTTCTCAAGATAATTCATCATATTTTTCTGTATTGAATCTGTTAATTTCCAGTGTTTCGGTATTTTATTTGTCATTATCGTCCCATCTTTTAATAAAGTAGGATCTTTATTTAAATGAACGATTATATTTTGTATATCTTTGAAATATGAAATAAACTCAGTATATTCTAAATTACTATCTAAAAATTTATTTAAAATAATAGATATAGTTTCTTCATTAAATTTTAATTTCTTCTCATTACTGAATATTTTTTCAAATCTAAGTTTTTGATCTTTTCCTATAAAATCATTTTCAGATAAAAATTTAGAGATCCTACTAATATCATTTTTGTAAATTTTAATATATTCGGAATAAATACTATCAAATGAATCTTTTATTTTTAAAACTGGTTTATTTTCTAATAATTTAAGATAATAATTTTCAATTGTCTTGTAATGTATATATAATATTTTATTATCATCTATATCCACTTCAGATTCAGATATTTGAGGTATTTTATCACCATATTGTTCTTCTAAATTTTCTTTATCATCTATTACAATAGATAAATATTGAATCAATCTCGAATAAGTATAAGATAATTTATTTAGATCATTGTAATTTTCTTCATCATATTTATGAATGATTGGATAAATATTATTGTATTTTAAACTTTTTTCTTTTCGAATATATTCTAATAATAATTTGAAATTTTCATTATTTTGAGTAATTTTTTTACCATATTCATCTATTTCAATTAATTCATTTGAATCTGGTATATCAATCAAATATTTATTAATAAAATTAATATTATCTATTTTTGAAATAATATTACCTTCTGGATCAAATCTATAATTATCAAATAATTTAGATAATTCTTTTTTATTATCACATTCGGTAAAAACAGATTGAGGATAAATATTAGGAGGTATATAACTATATATTCTTTTTGGAAGAGTATTTAATAAATGTAAATCATAATTGTTTACAGAAGTATGAATAAATGAATTACAATTAAATTCATTTGAAAAACATGATTTAATTTCTGTATCATTTTTACTATATAAATTTAATATTTTAGGTACGACATTTTGTCTTAGATCTTTAAAAGATAATTTAGTAAAACTTTTACTATCTTTATTCCAATTATATTTTGTTAAAATAGTTAATATTTCTTCTTTTTTGTCAATTGTTTCAATTAAATTTTGAACTAATAAATTTATTAATATATTATTTTCATGTCTTCCATAACAAGAAACAACAAATCTAAATAATTTTTTAAATGAAGAATTAACTAATATTTTTAAATTGGGTATTTCTAAAATATCTGCTAATTGAGAATTATTATTTAATCCCCGAACAATTGATATATTTTCTATTGATATACCACCATATATGGTTTTTAAATTTGTATTATCTATTTCTTTTAAATAATCATTTATTGATAATATTAATGTATTATTTGATAATGGTTTATAAGTTGTCCATTCACTTCGAATATATTCTTTTTTTTCACTTTTAAGAAATAAATAATATTTATTTTTTCTTTCTATTACTTTTGGGAAAATTGAACTATTACAATATGATAATGTTCTAGTTAATTGATCTTCAAAACTAGACATATCATTATCATTGATTAAATCAATAGAATTATTTATAATTGTATTATCATAATTATTACAAATACTCTTAAATTTTTTGATAACAAATTCAATTCCGTTTTTATTTAATTTATCATTTTCATCAATAATTTTAAATTTAATACCTCTTCGAATATTATAGACCGGAACTGAAGTTTGAATATAAATAGATACTAATGATAAAATTATTAATAATTTATTTGTATCTTTAATCCATTGCTGGAATTTAGATACAATTTTATTTTTTTCTTTTTTGATTTTATCTTTTTTCTTAGAATCTTTTTCTTCTTTTTCTTTTTCTTTTAATTTTGAGAGTGATTTATTTAATCTTGTATGAATATCAGAATCAGTTATATTTGATAATCCATAACGATTATCTGCTAATATATTATGATCTAAATAATCATAATTAACTAAAATTTCATAAATATCTTCTTCATTTAAAACAACACCAATCATATTAGCGATTATTTCAATAATTCTAACAAGATCTTTCTTTTTTTCTATTTTTTCAGAAATAATATCTTTACTTTTATCATCTGTTACTAACACATCACTCGATGACATAATATTATTATCTCCATCGAATCCCTCTAATGTTGAATAATCTTCATCACATAAATATTCATTACATACTTTACAATAAATCTTTCCATTTAATGGTGGACAACCATATTTAGTTTTCATTGTTTCAAATACATTATTTGAATTATCCATATCAACTAAATAAAGATAATGTTTACAAAATATCTTTTTATTATTATACTTGTTATAAAGGAAGTTAGGATCTTCATATCTTGTATTTGATCCTCTAGTAAATTTGTTCATAAAATCTTTTAATAATTCATTTCTTCTTTTTACTGATAATATTGAAAAGATATAATCATGTGCTAAAGAAACTCTTTTAAGATCTGTTAATGGTTTTTTTCTTATTTTAATTGGTTCTTTTTTAATTTTAGTTTTTTTATTTGAAATATATTCATTAATATTATCTTCAATAATATTATCTATTTTCTTAATAGTTTTCTTATCTAAATCTCTATAGTTAATATCATATTTAAATAATCCTTGATGAATATTATCATAATTTAATATTCTATTGATAAGTATTTCATCTTTTAAAAACAAATCAATAATATTTTTTTTATTTCTTGTACATTTATTTAATATTAAATTTAGATCTTCACTATTAACTTTTTTTGATAAATTATATATTAAAGGTAAATTTAAAGTCTCCGGTTCAATAGATTCTTCAGAACATAAATGATTTGTAAATATATATTTACTAAATTTTTGATATTTATTGTTTTGTAGATTATACCAATATTTATCATAAATATCTCTTTCAAAAACATTAAAATTTTTATGTAAATAATCAGGAAATCTAAAATAAGATTTATTATAAGGTTCATCTAAAAATCCAGTAATATTTATATTATCAGATGATAAGATTTCAACCATTTCGTTGATTATTTCATTTTTAAATATTGAACTTTTTGGAACAATTAATGATTTTCGAATATTTAATTCATCATATAAATAATCACCATTTATTCCAGAACAAGATTTATCTATCGAACATTCTTTTAAACAAACACCACTATAATTTGAAGTATTATAACCAATTTTATCTTCAAACTTAAGATTATTACCAATCTTAAATTGATTTAATAATATATTTTTATAAGTAGTTTCTCCAGTAATTTTATTAGATTTAATAAATTCATCTATTAAATCTTTTCCTTCATCTAAATGAATTATATTTTCATTATTAATAATCGGTACTAACCATTCATTAAAAGTTTTATTTTTCTTATCTTTTTTATTTAATAAATTCATAAATTCATCAACTATTTTACGAACTTTTTCTATTTTATATAAGTTGTCATAACATTCATATGAAATAATTAAACTTGATAATAAATCATCTATTATAACAGATTCAGAATAATCTTTTTCAAATTCATTTTTTTTTTCTGTTTCAAATTCTATTTCATCTCTTTCTTTTTTATATTGATCTAAATCTAGATCAAATTCTTTAACTTTGATAATTTCATCAATTTCATAAGTTTCAGTTTTCAATTTGATATTAAAATTATCATCAAATGATATTATATATGTTTTATCATCGTTTATCAAATCAGCTGTTTTATCTTTAGTGTCAATACTATCAACTATACATAATATAGGATAATCTTTATCTTTTAATAAAATAATAAATAAATCTCCGACATAAAATTCATTTGATTCATCTTCAAATTCTACCCAATCTACGGGTATATTTTCTAAATTTGAAGACCATTCATCATCAACTAAAGGATTATTAGATGAAGACCAATCTTCTTTAATATCAGAATCAGATGTATTATCCATATGTATATAATTATATATATTATAAATTATTATTCAAAAATAATAAACTTAAAAGATTAAAACTTTATTATTAATATAATGGAATTACAAAAATTTATAGATAATAATAGAGACTATATTGATTTATTTAAAAAAAATAATCTAAAAGTAAAGAAAAATAAAAATAATCTTATATTAGTGACAAAAAGATATAATGATAATTCTATCGTTAAAGAAGATGAATATTGGAAAATGTATTGTAGAGGATCTGTAATTGATACTAGCACTAATAAATTAATTTGTATCCCACCAGTAAAGTCGGAATTAATAGATAATATTGATAATCATTTGGAATATGAAGAAGTTCAAGAATTAATTGATGGAACAATGATTAATTTATTTTATCATAAAGATGAATGGATAATTTCAACTAGAAGTGATATTCGTGGTTATAATAAATGGAATAATAAATCTTTTAAAGATATGTTTAATGAATGTTTCACATATGAATATGAAAATTTAATAAAGACGAATTGTTATTCATTTGTTATGAGACATGTTGATAATAGAAATATTTCTAAAATAGATAAAAATGATTTATATTTAGTTGAAATGTATGATTTACATAATAAAATAGAAAGATTATCATCAAATCAATTTCCAAAATATTTTAAATCAGTTCAAAATTTGGTATCACTAGAAGTTAAATCTGAAATAGATAATTTTTCAAATGATTATAATTTTAATATAAAAGGTTATACAATTAAAAATGATTCTAAAAGATATAAGATAATTAATCCCCATTATGAAAAAGTAAAAAATTTAAAAATTAACTATTCTAATGATTTAATTTCATATATTGAATTAAGAAAAAATGGAAATTTAAAAGATTATCTAAATTATTTTCCAGAAAAAAATAAATTATTTATTTCTTATCGTGATAAAATTCATATTTTAAGTAATGATTTATATAGTAATTATAAAGAATTATTTATTTATAAAACCAAAGAAAAGAAAGATGTTCCATATCATTTAAAACCATTTATATATGAATTACATTCGCGATATTTAAGAAATAAAAGTCCAACAACTTGGCAAGATATAAAAGATTATATTCATAATTTACCATCTAAAAGATTGGTTTTTTCAATAAATTATATGAAATAAATATATATATATTAAGTATATAAAATGGGTGTTGGAGAAGGAGCTGGTAATTTCTTTGGTCAATTAAACAAAAAAAAGATACTATTAACTGTAATTGTTGTGATTGTTTCATTTTTATTCACACCGGGTTTAATTTTGAATTTACCTCCGACAGGTCCTCCTAAAAATGAAAAAACAGAAAAAATATTTGGTGCTTTTAATACTAATTTATATTCAATGTTAGTTCATTCAGTTGTTATTGGTGTTGTATTTTATTTATTATTAGTTACTCAAAAATTCTTTCTAACTAAATTATTTGGAATTAATTTCCAGATCCTTTAATTAAATCAGATTCTTCAGATGATTTTAAAATAGTTTTAAATTGTTCTTTTAATACATTTAATTCTTCCATTATAAATGTCATTATCATTTGAAATTTATTTGTTTCACTTTCTTTTATAATCTTATGTCCAGGATTTAGTGAAATAAATAATATCATACATTCTTCAAGTGGATGAGTCCTTTTATAACCACAAAGTTGAATCATTGATTCTTCATTAATACATCTTCTAACGATATGACTTTGTATTAGATTACCCATGGTATGTCCTTCATTATACATAATTATATCATACAAGATGTCATTCTTTTTATTTACAGAAATTGAGGATTTTTTATCTTTTAATAAATTTAAGCATTGTAATTTAATATTATCTAATTTATCGATTATAAGTTCGATTGATTTCATAAATATTTCTCCTGATTCTAAATAATGAACTGATTTAATAGAAAATTCATATTCATAAGGTTCATTATCAATGTCTCTCTTATAATATCTTTCTGATTCAGATAATGTTATTTTTCTAGCAAATTCTTCTTGTTTTTCTTCAGGTACATTTTCTAAAGATATTTTTTCACTAATAACACTATCAATCATTGTTTGATCTTTGACAAATGTATAATTTGCTAAACTTACCGATTGATATCTTGAATGTTCTTTTCCTGTAGAAAGTGAAGGGACACCGTATAAATCTAAGGTTTGTTGCATATTTTCGGTATTTGTATTTTTAAGTTCTGTAATTAAACAATAATTTTTTTCTTTTTTAAAGATGAAAGGTCTAAAAATATTTTCTTTTTTCTTTTCAGACAATGGATTTTTAAGATCATAATTTTCAATATTTTTTGACTCTAATATATCTTTTAATTCAGGATTAATATTTCCATCTTCAATTTCATCAACTCTCATCTGTATTTTTGGAATTAATGGATAAATATTAAAATCTTTAGCAGTTACAAATTTATAAATATTATCATTATCATGTTTTACTTTTAACTCAAATAAATAATTATTATGATAATTTTGAGGATTTATATATAATGGTATTAATGAGATTCTTTGTAAAAGCATCTCATTATGAATTGAACCAGTATTTTCATTTACTTTAATATCTTTCACAGTATTTTCATCTACTCTAAAAGCAACAGTAGGTATATCTGTTAAAATAGTTCTACGAATACAATTAATCATTGATTTATCTAATCCGAAAGATTCTGATCCAGAAATCTTAAATGATAAGATATCATTCTCAAAGTTGACATTTTGTAAAGAAACATTAAACTTACTCATTTTTATATTATAATAATAATATTATTTATTTATATCAAATTTTTAAATAGTATAAGTTTAATTAAAGAAAAATTAACTCTATTTTAATTTATAGATTTAATGTCTGAAAAAGTTTTATTTATTAGTCCTAGATGTGAACATTGTAAAAAAGTTATTATAGGTATTAAACAGTATGATTTTTTACAATCATTATTTCAAATTGTTAATATAGATACAACACCATATCCAAATTATGTTAAAACAGTACCATGTTTATTAATAAATGGACAACTTGTTACTGGAAATACTGTATTTGAATATTTTGGTAAATTAGTTGAAGGTAAAATGCAACAAGAACAGAGAGTTAAAGAAAATAAAACCGAAAAAAGAGATGAAGGTGTTTGTAGAATAAATGAAGATGGCGAATTAGAAGGGTGGTGTTCTTCGGGTTCTGGTGTCGAATTCTCAATGATAACTGAAGATAATGATGATTATACAAAGAAAACTTATAAAATTGATACAAATTTTGAATTTTTAGATGGAAATTCTGATACACTACAAAATCAAATTCAACAAATGGAAATTAAAGATAATAATATTAGTCAAAAAAAACAACAATTTGATAATGATTATGAAAGATTACAAAGAGAAAGGGGTGAGATAGGTAATGGTATGGCTAGAAAATGAAGTGCGTTAAACGAATAAAATAAATATTTTCTTAATAATATAATGGAAATTAATAAACAATTATCAAGTATTTTTTCGAGTTTTATTAGAGATTTGAGTAAAACATTCCCCGAATTAAAAAACTGTTTATATAGAAATTATGAAAGTGAAATAACAAATGAATCTATTAATTTGGAAGAATGTCCCAAAATAAAAGAATTTCTTGATAAGATTAAATTAAATGAAGAATTTATTAAAAATAAAGATGAATCTTTTTTTCAGAAAGATTTTGAATTATTAGAAGAAATTTCATTTAAAAGATTATGGGAAAAAAATATTTCAGACAAAACAAAAAATATTATTTGGAAATATTTACAATCATTTAGTATTATTAATATTAATTTGAATTCCAGTGATAAATTAAAAGATATTTTAGAATCAATGAAAGAATCCGAAGAGATTTCAAAAGATAAAATTAAAGACAAAAAAACAGCTAAAGATCTTAAAGATTTAAAAAAATTAACAGAAAATATTTCTGAACCTGAAGTAACAGAAGATGAATTAGATTTGGAAAATATGTTAGGTGGTATGATGAATTCTGATATTGGTAAGATAGCAAAAGAAGTAGCAGAAAATATGGATTTTGAAAATATTTTAGGTAATGTTGATGAAAGTTCAAATCCAATGGAACTTATGAGTCAATTGTTAAATCCTGAAAAGATGAATTCTATTTTTCAGAATATAAATCAAGTAATGGATACTAAAGTTAAAAATGGGGATCTAAAACCTGAAGACTTAAAAAAAGAAGCTGAAAATATGTATGGAAATATGTCATCAAATCCTATGTTTTCATCGATGATGAATCAAATGAATCAACATCAAAATAATCCTGAGTCCAAAAAAGAAGATCAAGAAGAGAGTAAAAAAGAACTAACAAAAGAAGAAAAAAAACAAAAATTAAGAGAAAAAATAAAAGAAAAACAAATGAACAGAAAATAAATAATATAAATTAATATATATAATGACCGAATTATTTTATGGTAATGTTGAAGAATTTTTGAATAAAAATAACTTTAAATGTTACAATTGTGAATCAATTAATACATTTAATATCCAATGTTCTCGTGCTATCGGAGCAACTTGTTTTATTAAATGTAGAAATTGTGATGTTTTGATTGATGCTTGTAAAAGTGGTTTTTTATTCAAAGCTGATGGAGGAGGTTTAGAAAAAAATGAATCAGAAATACAAGTAGGAGGAGGTTATACTATTGATCAAGTATTACAGAATTTTAATAATGTTGAAGCTGTTAGAGGTAAAGGACCTGAAAGTATTATATTTGATCACAATAAATACAAAGAATGGTTTTTTAAAGATTTTAGAAATAGAATGACAACTGGATATCATGAATTTTATTTTAGTTCTAAAAATAGATATTTATTTGCCGTAGGACCTTATATAGATGATAATTCAAGAAAAAAATCACATTTTTATTATAAAAATGTTTTTAATTTAAATAAATCTACTATCATGAGTAATTTTCAAAAAGAAATGGAAACTACCAGATATATTCCAGAAATTACTAAATATAATAAAAAATATAAAAAAGAATTTAATACTATTTTAAACAATAAAAAACTTTCTTCTGAAATTAAAACAGCGATGATAGATAGTTTAAATAGTAAATCTTTAAATGAATTATATCAAAGTGGTAAAATTGATAAGTTTTTAAAGGAAAAATTAGAATTTGAAAAAATAAAATCTTTAGGTCAGAGTCAACCATTGCCTCAATCGATTCCACAATCAATTCCACAACAACCTATTTCTAATATGAATCCTGTAGTTCCTCAATTTAATTTTTCTGGTGGAGGAGATCCTAAATTAAAAGATAATGAAATCAAAGAATTAAAAAATCAAGAAACAAGGATGAAAATTATGATGAAATGCTTTTTGTGTCCGTTTTGTGGAAAACGTGGAACTATTAATTCTACTTGTGTATCACCACACACATGTTATTTTCATTGTGTAAATTGTCGTCATTTAATATCTGCCGCGAATGGAGGAGTTTTTTTTGAGGAAGGTTTAGAAAACTTTTCTACCAAAAAAGAATCTTCAAATATACAAAAAGGAGGATTCCCTTTTTCAAATAGTAATTCATTAATAGAAAAGGGTAAAGAAGATATAGTTAAAAAAGATTGGATTTCAGAAAGAGATTCGACTCGAGAACAATTATTAAATTCTGGAGAAAGCATTGATCCTAATTCTGAATATGAATTTGTTAGAACCGATAAATCATATCCTCAAAAATTATGGACAATAATGAAAAATTTAAATATACAAACCAATAATATATTAAGTGGGTGTAGATGTCCTGGATGTGGTAAGAAAGGTAATATTCAGTATATTAATGATAGATATGTTACATCTGGATTTACATTTTATTATTGTGGTGTTACAGATAAAAAAGTGAATAAAACTTTCGGATTAGGAGGAAGACAATTAGATGGATGTGGTTCTCTAATAGCTGTTGGTCCATCTTTATCATATGGTAGAGCATTATTATATGGTATTCGTTTTGCCCTCTATGGTAATTTAGGTTTAAGTCTTCTTTCGCCACATTTTCCTGCTGCTGAATGGTTATTTAATGAGATTCATAAAATACCAGGTGTCGAAACTTTGGGGAATTTTGTTCAAACAAATATAGACAAACCAATAGATGGTTTCCTTAATTCAAGTGTCCATTTATTAGAAGCAGATGGTCATTTACTTGGTAAAAGTATAGATAGTTTTTCATCTTCTGCTGGGAATACATTAGATAAAGGTATTCACGCTGTTGGTCAAGGTATAGATAATGTTTCTTCAGGAATTGGAGATATGTTTAAAGTAGGTGCCAATAGTGTTACTCAGGATGTAGGTAATATTGGTCAAACTTCTACCGCAAAGTTTGCTGAAAAATTATCTACAGGAATAGGTGACAGTGTTCATAATGCTTCTACAACGATTGGTAATGTATTTACTCCAGATCCTACTTATGTATATGGTCAATCCGGATTTGAGAATAGATTGGGAGATATCGCCCATGAAACTGGAGTAGCAGTGACCGATGCTTTACATTGGACTGGTCATCAAATCGGAGATTTAACCCACACTGCTGCTGATAAAATGGGAGACGCTGTTCACTCTGTTGGAAATACAATAGGAGATGCTGCTCACGCTGTTGAAGGTAAAATAGGAGATGCTGCCCACGCTGTTGAAGGTAAAATAGGAGATACTGTCCACTCTGTTGGCAATATTTCTACTGGATTTGAAAATAAATTAGGAGAAGATTTTCATACTGCTTCTACTGGAATTGGACAAACTATACTTGAAAATCCACTAACATCATACGCTATGTATAGTGATGCTGTAAATAGCGGTTTTGATGACCAAGAGGCGGGCGGGGGTTATATTAAAAGAACAAAAAGAAGAAAGAATAAAACCAAGAAAAATAAAACCAAGAAGAATAAAACTAAAAGGATAAAGAAAAAAACTAAAAGAAAAAAGATAACAAAAAAGAAAAAAACTAAAAGAAAAAAGAAAAAAAAGAAAAGTAAAAAAATTTCATTAAGTTTATAAAATTATATAAATATAATATATAGGTAATGACAGAATTACATTATGGGGATGTATTAGATTTTATACATAAAAATCAATTTAAATGTTATAATTGTCAAAAGACAGCAAATTTTAAAATCGAATGTTCTCGTTATTTTGGAGCAACTTGTTTTGTTATGTGTGATACTTGTAAATGTTTAATTGACACCTTTAAAAGTGGTTTTATCTTTAATGCTGATGGAGGAGGTTTAGTAGAAAATCAATTAGAATTACAAGATGGTGGAGGAGGTCCGAATTTCACTATTGATCAAGTATTACAAAATTTTCACAATATTAAGATAGGGAAGAATGGAAAAGATATTGAAAGTATTGTATTTGATCATAATAAATATAAAAAATGGTGGTTTAAAGATTTAAGAAATAGAATGAAAACTGGATATCATGATTTTTATTTTAGTTCCAAAAATAGATATTTATTATCTATTGGTCCTTATATAGATGACAAATCTAGAAAAAATTCATATTTCTATTTTAAAAATTTCAATAAAAATCAATTAACTAATAGTAAATTAAAAGATTATAGTGATCCTAATTATAAAAAAGAATTTTATACAATTTTAAATAGTTCTTTAGATGAAAATATTAAACAAAAAAAATTAGATGAAATTAATCAAAAATATTCATTAAGATATCCTGTTCAACCACTTCAACAAGCACAATTAGTTCAGCAACCCCTCCAACAAGCACAATTAGTTCAGCAACCCCTCCAACAAGCACAATTAGTTCAGCAACCCCTTCAACAAGCACAATTAGTTCAGCAACCCCTCCAACAAGCACAATTAGTTCAGAAACCCCTTCAGCAACCCCTTCAACAAACTCAATTAGTTCAGCAACCCCTTCAACAAGCACAATTAGTTCAGCAACCTGTTCAGCAATTAGTTCAGCAACCCGCCCAACAAACACAATTAGTTCAGCAACCCCTTCAGCAATTAGTTCAGCAACCCGCCCAACAAACACAATTAGTTCAGAAACCCCTTCAGCAATTAGTTCAGCAACCCCTTCAACAAGCACAATTAGTTCAGCAACCCCTTCAGCAACCCGCCCAACAAGCACAATTAGTTCAGCAACCCCTTCAGAAACCTGTTCAAACTTATAAAAAAAATTCCAGTATATCTGGTAAATCGGGTAAATCGAGTGGATTTGGGAAATCAATCGCTACTGGTCTTGCTCAAGGATTAGGGAGTGGTTTAGGATATGGTCTCGGTATTGGATCCGATTTAGCATTAATGTCAGCAGCATTATCAGGAGGTGGTCAAGGTCAACAATTAGATTTAAAAAAGGATAAACAAAAATCTTTTATGAAAACTTTAATTGGCGTATTTAAATGTCCGAATTGTGGTATTAGTAAGGGTATCCGTTCAACTTGTGTATCACCCCATACATGTTATTTTCATTGTGTAAATTGTCGGCATTTAATATCAGCAGCAAATGGTGGTTATTTTTTCGGAAAAGAAATGAGTGGAAAAGATCCTATTGTTAAAAAATCATTCAGGGATAATTCGACACAGGGTGGAGGATTATTTGGTAAAAATAAAACAGAAGAATCTGAAAAAATTGATGAAGAATATTTAGAAAATGAAACATCTGATTTAGTTAAAAAAAATTGGGTAACAAAAAGAGATAAAAATAGAGATAAAAAAAAATTGCCCGAAGAAGTAGATTCTGAAGATGATTATTCAAGTTCTTTATATGAAGTTGATAAGAAATTTGATGATAAACAAGGGACATTAAAAACATCTTTAAAAAAATTCAATTTAAAAACAAATAGTATATTAAAAAAATGTAGATGTCCGGGATGTGGAAAAATAGGAAATATTCAATATTATAATGATAGATATTTTACATCTGGATTTACATTTTATTTCTGTGGTGTTACAGATAAAAAAGTGAATACAATTTTTGGATTGGGAGGAAGACAATTAGATGGATGTGGTTCTCTAATATCTGTTGGTCCATCTGTTTCATATGGAAAATCTGTATTATATGGTCTTCGTATTGCTTCACTGGGAACATTGGGTCTTCATTTTGCTGCTGCTCAACTTGGAATACCATATGCTGCTCATTTATTATCAGTTATAGGGGCAGCAGAAATTAAAGCAGGCATGGGCATTGAAAAAGCAGTTCATCTAGACAAAGGAATGAAATTAATTGAAAAGTCAATTAATTCAGGGGCAAATGCTGTTGCTAATTCAGAGATAGGACATGCTGTAGGAAATTTAGGTACAGAGATTTATGATAAAGCTTTATCACCTGCTGGGAATTTTATTGCTGGTGAATCTTCAAAAGCTTTAGATTTAGGTAAAGAAGGTTTTCAGTTATTGGGAAATGAAGCTTCGGAACTTTATAATTTAGTAGATCCAAGTCATGTTATTGAAAATGGATTGAATACATTTGGTCATAATATATCAACAGCAGCTGGTGATTTAGTTGGTCATCATTCCAGTTCGGTTTCTGATAAGGTTGTACCTAATCCAGTTGTTCCTCCCCCACATGAAACTGGATATATAGATCCCAATACTATAGGAGGCGATACGGGTTCTTATACACCTACTCCGTTACCAGATGCTACTCCGTTACCAGATTCTACTCCGTTACCAGATTCTACTCCGTTACCAGATGCTACTCCGTTACCAGATGCTACTCCGTTACCAGATTCTACTCCGTTACCAGATGCTACTCCGTTACCAGATGCTAGTCAATTCCCGAATGGATATATAGATCCCAATACTATAGGAGGCGATCCAGGATCTATAAATCAATTTCCTAATGGATTTGTAGATGTAGGAGGCAAAGGATCTATAAATCAATTTCCTAATGGATTTGTAGATGTAGGAGGCAAAGGATCTATAAATCAATTTCCTAATGG